GTCCAGTATTAGTAATCGTTATCTTATTTAGTATAGAGTCCAGAGTAATAGAAATACCTGAACCACCAACAAAATCTAAAGAAGATGATGTTATTGCAGATAATGAGGTTTGACTCGGAGAAGTTATGGAAGCAAAACCAGATCCGTTGGGGATAAAGGTTAAATTCCCTGCGCCATCTGTTGAGATAACTTGGTTCGCAGCTCCGTCTGCTGTCGGTAACGTATATGCATTATTTACACTTACTGAACCTGCGCTCAATTTTCCTGCGACGCCAACACCACCTGTAACTTTTAATGCGCCAGTAGTAGTTGATGTTGAAGCAGTTGCATTACTTAAAGTAATAGCGTTTGATGACGAAGCCCCACGACTAGTAATATTTTGAAGAGTATCACTGGCAGTCGCAATTAATACAACATTACCACCACTATCTTTTGTGTATATTTTTTTATCAGCTGAGTTAAATGCGACTTCCCCGACCTGCAGGTCTCCTACCAATGGTACTACATTGGCAACTTCAGAACGCTTTAACTTAATTACATTCGCCATTATTAGAACGATCCACCATCAAGGTCAGCATAAACTAATGTTGTACCATTAGATTGTAGAATTTTTCCGCTAGTGCCAACTGTTAGTTTACTTAAAGCAGATGCGCCAGAAGCAACCAACAAATCACCAACGCTGTAACTAGATTGGCCAGTACCACCATATAGTGCTGCAATTACGCTACCTTGCCAAGTACCAGTAGTGATAGTACCAAGAGTAGTAATAGTGCTTTGACCAACATATGTTGACGCAATATCAATACTATTTGCATTGGCAGTAATTCTATCTGCAGTTCCAATAACATCTAGAACACCAGATGTTAGTGTTAAACCAGTACCAGCAACAGTTGATTTTAGTTGTAGATTATCTGATCCGTCTAATTCTAAGCCACCATTCGTAGCGACATTAAGGTCGATTACACCAGCAGTATATGTTAAACCAAGACCAGCTAATGTTGTTTCAAGAGAAAGAACACCAGAAGCATAATCTAAACCAGTACCTGCTAATGACGATTTTAGTTGTAAGGAATCAGATGATATTTCGATACCACCAGATCCTGCGACATTAACTTCTAGCGTATATCCATTTTTAGATAAACCATTACCAGCAATTAATGTACCAGAAGAAGAGAATAAAGTCCAGTTGATTGCGTCAGTGCCGATAGTTACAACACTATCAGAAACTACAACGAAACCAGTGTTATCATTTATAGTACCTTGTTCAACGAAAACGAAAGTTCCTGGATTTAATTCAGCAGGAGCATCAGCATCTGTTGAGCGAGTCCAAGCACCAGAAGCAACAACATAGATACCATTCTGAGATGCGGTTGATTGGTCTTTAACAAGAACACGATCGCCAACAGAAAGAGCAACACCATCAACAGTTTGTGTATTGCTTAGTGTAATATTTGCAGTTGTGGCAGCTTTAACTGAATTTTTAACATCAAGCCCAGAACGAGCAGCATCAACGTAGTATTTTGTAGCAGCATCACTATCTGCCGTTGGTTCAGCAAGGTTGGTGATGCGAGTTGCAGAAGCATCGATAACACCTGTTCCATTTGGATCAAGAACGATATTACCATTAGTATCTGTAGAAGAAATTGTGTTTCCGTCGATATTAATGTTATCAACAGTAACTGCAGTAAGACCTGCCAATGAGGTTTGTGTCGCACCAAGAGAGACAGATGAAGAACCGATTGTTACTGCACTGTTTACAAGTTTGGAGTTAGCAACTCCAGCAGTTTTAATCGTAACATCGCCTACGTTTGATACGTCGAAGTTAGTTGCAGAGAAAGAAGCAATACCAGCATTGGCACCACTCGCATATTCTCCAGTTACTGTAATTGATGTTCCAGTATGTGTAACATCAATACCTTCACCACCAAGAATGCTAATAGCATTCCCACCCATACTCATTGCGCCACTGTCTGTTGTAACAGCTTTTACAACTGAGTCAGCTAAAGTAACAACACCAGCAGTAACATTGAAACCAGATGTCGCGAAAGAAGCAATACCCTTGTTAGTAGAAGTAGCATCTTCGCCTGCAACAGTAATAGTTGCACCAGATGCTGTAACATCAACACCTTCACCACCAACAATAGCAATCGCATGACCACTTGGGGTTACTGCAGCAGAAGCATCGACAGTTAAACCTTTGATTACTGTGTCTTTTAACTCAACTGCACCAGCAGTTATGTTAAAGTCAGTAGTTTCAAAAGAAGCAACACCCTTGTTGGATGTAGAAGCATCTTCTGCAGAAATAGTAACAGTATTAGTTGCTGAATTGATTGCTGTATCAATACCTTCGCCACCAGCGAATGTTAACGTATCAGTACCAAGAGCAATAGAGTCTGTGCCTTGTCCAGCATCGCTTGCGATACTTAGACTTGTTGAAATATTATTGGTAGTTACTGCAGTAACAAGACCTTTTGCGTTTACAGTAATAGATGGTATTGATGACGCTGACCCAAATGTTCCAACATTAGAGTTTACAGTATCTAAGGTAACACTAATTGTAGTATTACCAAGATTTGTCATTGTAGCAGAACCATCAGCATCGCCGTCAATAGTGATAGTAGGATCATTTACATTAAAATCTAACTTACCATTTGTGTCATCATATGTTACTGAGATTCCAGATTCAGTGTTAGAAGAAACCATTCCTCCAACAATATCTTCAATGGCTTCAGATTTAAGTGTAACAGCGCCTGAAGTTACGAGAAAGTCTTGCGATGCGAAAGAAGCAATACCTTTGTTGGTATCAGTAGCATCTTCTGCAGAAATAGTATATGTGTTAGCGCCATCATTGTAGGTTAAGTCAATACCTTCGCCTTCTACAAATGTAGCATTTACTGTATCTTGAATGTACTCAGCGAGTGTATCAGTAGTGCCGTTAACATATGGATTATTAAGAACTAATTTACCAGTTCCGTTTGGAGCAAGAACGACGTTTCCATTAGTATCTGTAGATGATATTGTATTACCGTTAAGATCAAGGTTATCAACTTTTAAGTTGTCGATCTTACTGCTAGAATCAGTAATAATTGCAGAAGATGCGGTTAGAACCCCCTTCGCATGATCCAGCATGTCGGTAAAATATTTACCGCCAATAACAATGTGCGTTGCAGCATTACCAGAAATCTCATTACCGATACCAACGTAAAGTCGGTCACCACCAGAGACAACGCTAGAATCTGCTGCTGAATATGCTAGTTCTCCATTACCAAGTGTGGTAGGATCCCCAGCGGTTGTAGATCTTTTTATGCGAATAATTGATGCCATCTCTATTTCCCTTGAATGTTAATAATTCCCGCCTTCTAAATTTTGGGCGTTTAATGTTGTTGTTGCTGTCCACTTACTTGTTGCTGTTTTATATACCAACAAAGATCCTTCAGTTTTTCCTGTTGCGTCGACTTCGACGTTGGCGCTAAGAGGGCTGAGCGCACCAGATAGACCTTGTATACCAACTGTGCTAACAGTAATTTGTGCGTCGGGTTGTACTATTACTTCTGGCATATTATTACCTTGTTATTTCTGGAGAAAGCACGACTATACCTTCAAGCACTCGTTTCTTTTCGCTACCGACTGTAGTCTCTACGTCGTATAAGTATCTCCCTGCTGATACTGCAGAAGAAGCGGATGCAGATAATCTCAGTCTAATTTGGCCAAGTGCTCCATTATACACACTTACATCAAAATTAGTGGAGGAAGAAGAATTATATGACTTCCTAAACTGCGCTGCTAATGTGTGGTTGGTTAAGTTTAGTGGTGTTCCATCCTGATTGTTCAATGTAATGATTGAACTATAATCAGATCCTTGATCAATATAAAGATTAGATAATGTTGCCACTTTTTGTCCCTTTAGAATACAACTATATTTATAATTATTGCAAGGTAGAGAAACAAAAAACCCTTTCGGGTTTTAAATTAAAGTACGACAAACCATCCTATACCATCAGAGGCAATAGTAACTGAACTATTTGGAGAAACCGTAGCAACAGTTGATCCTGCATTTATGACAACTGACAGCGATGAAGATCTATTTCTTATAGTAGTCTGATACCCAACAGCATCTGCTGCAACAGGTATAAAAATTGTTCTGTTGGAAACCAGAGGGTTTACAGAAATTATATCTCTGATACCCGATGTAGTTAAAGTTATGTTCCCACTCAAATCTTGAGCAAGAATTGTTTTGTCGTAAGATGGAACTAATAATTGTTTACCAAGATAGATTAGGTATACTACTCCAGCTGGTGCAGCAGAAAACTGTATTTTCGTGCCACCATCAACAATAGTATATCCAACTCCAGGCTGCACTACTGCGCCATCGTCAACTACTAGGATAGAAGATGCAGAGCCTACTAAAAAATCTAAGGTAAACAAAGTGGTACTGCCGTTGGCAGAAACCACCTGTTTCTCAAACAATCCATAGAGAGGATCTCTTCCGATGTATGCCATCTTTGAGGCTCCTTATGCTTGTGACTCAGACCAAGAAAGTTTTCCTGATACAATAAATGGCGAAGCACCAGTAATAGTTGTAGTATTTGTAGGCTGACACAATAAGGTTAACAAATCTGGACCAGAAGGGAAAATACCATCACCGCCCAAAATAGAGTTACCTAAGTCAACCAATCCATTTAGTTCGAAGGAAGATGTTGTACCACCACTTACTTTACCCACGTATAGAGTAACACCACCAGCAACAGAGTCGCCAGTATTGTGGTCAATAAATTGTGACAACGAAGGAGTTCCCACACCTGTAAATACAAGGTTAGAAGGTTGACCATTCAACACTAGGAACAAGTCAATTTCTTTCGATGAAGTGATAGAAACAGAATCAAGAATAACCTGCATTCTATTAATAATTTCGCGTTCACCTAAGAATCCAACTAAAGACGAATCAACAGATGGGGCTAGTCGAATCGATATAATTGGTTGTGGTCTTGTCAAGTCAGTTGCAGACAACTCGCCGAAGGTAGCAACAATTCCTGAAGCTACGTCGAGATATGTTCCAACATCTGGAACAACGGCAGTGGCTGGATAGTTTGTGTAAATCTTCGATGTAGCGCCAAGCACCTTAACCTGTGTAATGTAGGTAGAAGTAGGTAGCACACCAGAAGCGTCGCGGATCAACTGACCCTGAATAACTTTACCAGCATCAGCAGCACTTACACCAAGAGTATACACATATACACGTTTACCACGTAATGTAATTTGCTCGAAGACCGATACCGCATTTGTTGTAACAGTTCCTGTTACTCCGTTGGCGAATACGTATGGCTTAGAGATAGCAGAGAATTTATATGCTCCGTCATCAGAGAACAAACCATCCATAATAACGGAAGTACCGAAGTGGAATAGTGTAGGTGAAGATGTAGGATCATCACCATTGTCGATCTCATAACGTCCAGGTAAGTTACCTGAGCGGAAGTATGATTCGTTCAATTTGTTGTTGTGGACAAATTCATGGAAGTAGAACACGTGTCCATAACGATCTTTAAATCCGAAACGAATTTTACCAGCACCATACCATGAATAGTCAGCGTAACACATCTGAATCTTATGTGGATTAAAGATATATCCTGATGGTCCTAAACCATCAGCCTGATCTATGTTCCACTCAGTTCTTGGTATTCTAACGTCAACCATCTTGGTGATTTTAACTTGCGTTGAAGATGCACCACGATATGCTGGTTGAATAATTAAACGACTATCAGATTGGATCGAAACAACTTTATACGAAGAACCACGAATAGAGATGTAATCGCCTGTTTCTATTTGTCCTTGGAAACTTGTATTAGTTCCCTCAATAACTTGAGAGTTCTTAACTGCCTTAATTACACCAGAGAGCTGTAATGTTGAAGAACGGCGAACAACATAAATTTCTTGTCCATCATATTCAAAGAAGAATCCGTTCTGATCATCAAACATACCAGCACGAATATATGAATCGCGCCACTCATTTCTGTAGTATTCTGGGAATCCCGAAGCAATCGATTGATCAATCGTACCACCAGATGTTACTTTAAAGGTAAACGGATCAACAACTGTAGTAACAAGGAAGGTTCCATTATAGAAGTTAGTTCCTGTTGTTGTTACCGCATCTTGAACTGTGATACTATCATTAACCACAAGATTGTGTGGTTCTTGTGTAGTCGCAGTAATTAAGTTGTTTGATGCAGTGTAAATCAACTTAGCCAGTGTTTTAGCTGGAGAGAAGTTAATCGCGAAAGAGTTTTGAATACCTTTACCAGATTGGTAACGGAAGTACTTACGAGATTGACGAACGATCTTACTATTCGGAGAAGTACCCGCAGTAATATCAACACCACCATCGAAAGACTTGTGTAAGTTATATCCATCAGGACGTAGGTTTACTGTTGTCTTCAAGAAGTATTTTGAAGACGCAGTAGTAGCCTGAACTGTTTCTAGAATAGACAAAGATGTATCAGTAAACACTAGATCAACGCTAAATTTACGCATACGACCACCAACAAACATATAGAGGTTATCGCCCTTCTTAAAGTCTGTCAAGAATTTAGTTGATGTTCCAGTAATAATACTCTTATTTACTGTTCCTGCCACTGTACCAACACCTGCAAGACCTTTAACAATGTTAGCAGATCTAAAGATGTGAGTTCCAGTTGGAGCATTAATTTGAACATAGTTACCGTCAATCGCATCTTGCACTGAAGTTGCTAGACGGAAAGTCTTATCAGTAATCGGAATTACGTATCTTGCTGATGCATCAATTATAGCAGTGTTACCATTCGCATCATACTCAATCTGCTCACCCAAGATTAGATTGTGGTCAGCTGTCGAAGAGGTAGTAATAATATCGTTAGCTGTATCGACGCTTGCCGATGTAACGCTGTATGATCTTTTTACAACTTGGAATGGCGCTGAAACTGAGAACGATTTACCACCATCAGCTGCAGGAACATCAATAATTGGATATGCTCCATCATATGCGCCAACTTGATTTACCAAGGTTATTGTTTGTTGCCCCACACCCTGTGTTGTTAAGCGGATATCTTCTGAAGATGCGACAACAGTAAATCGTAGTTCCCACCAGTTAGTCATACCTGCAGGGGCTGCGTTAACATCAGATGTCGGGTCGACGTTTACGCGAATACCCTTAAACCCACCATCGGTTCTTAACAGTGAAGAAACGTCTTTAGATGTCCAGTTTGTTGCTGTCTGGAAAGCAGAAGTAAATGCCTTCGGTGCCACGTTACCAATATTAAACGTGCTATTTACTGTAGTTCCATCAGCGTTGTAAAACTTTAACACAACGAATTCTGTGGCATTTCTAAAGTCGCCACGATATTCAACTTTAGTAATAGAGGCAACAGAAGGATCTAAACCAAGTGGAGTTTGGAAGTTTACGTTAAAGTCAGTTGCAGCATTAGATGTATTACCAAACGCTGATGTTACAGCTGTTGCACCCGCACCCGAAGATTGTTTAAAGATAAGACGATTATCATTTAAACGTGCCACACGAAGTGATTGGTTATTTGTTAATGGCGATGGCGCTGTGCCTTGAGTTGTAAATGTAGCATCACTTGTCGATGTGATTTTGTGGTTTGCTACAAAGATTGAATTGTATGTTGGGTTTACTTTCTGAACATTAACAACAAACCCTGCTGGATAACTAGAAATATCGTCTGTATTTGGTGCTTGAGTTATTTGAATTTTAAACAAATCTTCTGTAACTACGGTAATTCTTCCAGCAAATGTTGCCGATGCAATAGGAATACTTGCGCCAGTACTGTCAACAAATTCAAATCTATTGCTTGTTGTATAGTTGGTAACTGTAACCTCGCATGCGTCGCCATTATTGTATCCGTGAGCTGCTTTGAAAATACTGTTACGGAAGTTAGCTGCGATATCGTTAGCGAACATGTAGTAAACATGGGTGCTATTGCTAGAGAATACATTTAAACCAGCATCGTTATAGTTGGTAGTAATAATACCAAAACTATTTGTCGCTGATGCAGCGTTACCGTACTTGTGACCACCTGTACCGAAACGTCCATTTAGACGCTGGTTCGGTAAGAAAGAGTAACCATCGGCACTATTTGTATATGCGTTATCAGGTGTTCTGCTTTGGAAAGCAATTAGTCGTGAACCATTACCACCTAAACCGAATTGAGCTGTTGCGAAATCGCTACCAGAATGATTTAAGTTCAATGAGGAAGGACGGAACTGACCAGAATATATTAATGTCACAGACCAGTTAGATGTTGGGTTACCAAATTTGTCTTTGGTTGTCATACCAGCATCTGGGTTCAAACCATACCCCAAGTAATATCTACCTGCAGTTGTTGCTGTTCCGTTATAAGTTGATCCATTACCTTGGAAAATTGCAGCTGAAATATTTTGATTTGGGAATTGTGATCCAGATCCAGCACCAATAGCACCAACACGGAATGTAGCCTGACGACCTGTTGGTGTACCTTCACCAGAGAATACGTTTACACCAGATCCAGCAAAAGTGTTTGCGCTTGATGAGTAGTTTACCTGTGAAAGTGTAAGCGACCAAGGAACATTTCCTACACCATATGTGGAAGTAAGATCAACTAAGTAATTGACAGTAGTGTTACTGTAGGTATTTGAATTTCTAGTTTGTGTTATACCATTTGTGTTTACTGTATTGTTTCTATTGAAGAATGCTGTTCCACGTTCAAGACCATTTCTTTGTTCAACTTTATATACTAATCCTAGTCTTGGATGACCACGTGTAATGTCTAATGCACTAAGATTAACAACACTGGCCAATGTTCCGTAGTCGGTGCATAACTGGAAAGTGTTGTCTGTAACTCGCTTAACATAATAGACAGTTCCGTCTAGCATTCCACCTGTGGATAAGTTGCGAGTTTGTGTTTGGAAAACAAGGCAGTAGTTATCTCTTAAACCATGAGCTGTCCAAGTAATTTGTTCTGTCGCAGTATCAATAATTCCTGGCGATAGGTATAAATTATATGTAGATGTCCAGTCCCATGTAACAACTGGGAACTCTAAAAATCCACCTCTACTGGTTATAAGTGTGGCATCAACTGTTGCAGTAGTTATGATAGCTGGGTCGACATCAACAGTTGGTCTTCCGTCTGCAGCAGTTGCAGTTGCATTTGGTATTACTAATGACTTTGGTCCGATAGTATTTCTAAGATAAATTTTAGTTCTAGGATTTAAACCATGAACTTCTGGGCAGCCAATAGTAAGAGTAGAAGCGCCAGCTGCAGCGTCTGTTATAATACCCAAACCATCTGATTCATCAAGTGGTATTGCAGAACCTTCGAAAAATTTTGCTTGTGTAACTGTAGTATATGAACCAGAAATAACTTCTGTTCTTGTTGCAGCTTGGTCAATCTCATAGAAAAATTCTGTAGAAGTAGACACACCAGTAATTAAGAATGCACCCTCAGCTAGCGATAGTGTAACACCGAGCACAACGATTGGGTCGCCAAGTTTAAGGTCAGTACCTTGAGATAAGATTACTTTGACAACTTTAGACGAAGCTGTTGTTGTAATTGATAACAATCCTTCTAGTGGAACATCGCCACCTGAAGAATAAATTGTTGGAATGTTTTGAACAGTTTGTAAAGTTTCCCACTTAGTTCCCTGTAGACCATACTCAAAGTCGGTATCGATCAAGTTACCTGGAGTTGACACACGGAGTTTATTAACTGGGTCAAGCATGGCTTCTTCGAAGCCCATCTTAGCGTGGTCTTCTTCAATAAAGATCTGAATATCGTCATCATCCAAACAACCAAGAGTGGACAAGTCAGCAGTCAGAACATAGGTAGTCATTTCCTGTTGTTCTGAAAAGTTGAATGACTCAAATCCTAGCGTAGGATCCGCAAAGTTGTAAATAATCTGATTGTTTGTCACATCAGTCATCAACAACAATCTATTCGGTCTGATATTTCCTGGAATTGCAATCGTATTATTTACGGTATCCAGTGTATATCCAGTGTATATTAACTTTTTTGCCATGCTTTCATTCCCTTATAAATGTTTTTACTGTTGAATATTTCCAACATATTTAAAAATTATAAACTGCGAACCAATTGTTCCTGATATTCTGAGGCTGTCATATTGGTCGGTGTATATAACTTTATGAATTTTAATCTCTTCATTATTTAGTCTTATTCCATCGTCAATAGGTATCAATCTTTTCAGTTGCTCAGGTGATATATCATAGTATGGAGATTCTTCTGTAAACTCAAATAATTCTCCATCTAATTTTAACTGCCCATTCGGATCGCTAATGCAATAAAATACTGTCGGTTCAAGACTCACCAGCTTTATTTGTTTTTGAGCACCTGCTGCGTCAAGTTCTTCTTTAGTGGGAATATACCCATCTACAGGTTCAACTTTCGCTGCGTTTCGAAATGGTACTTCTTTCCTAGTTTCTAGATCTATTAATGAATAGTGAAATCTTCCTGTTCCTAATTTACCAAGAATTTTCCCATGTTCATTAACAACATGAACTGAACCCTGCTTTATAAAAGTTACAGTACACAAACCCTTCCATGGTATAGTGATCATTCCTATATCACCAGCTTCACCACACAATTTCTGTACTACGTAACCTTGATTTCGCCTTACGGCGACCACCTCATCATTCCAAAATGCCAAGGGTTATCCTCCCAATGCTATACCAAATGCGACAGTCAATGATTGAGTTGGAACTAAATCCCACTTCGAACCATCGTGAAGTTCAACTTTCTTTGTAGTATTGTTAAAACGATACTGACCCTTCAGATATGTAGTAGCATCGCCAACTGGTCTGTCAACCTGTTCGCCGACAGGCAGTCTTACGGTTTGACCCTGCATTTGAATATCATCTTGCAGTGAGTTTGATTTTATTTTGCTTATGGCCATTTTCTAGTATCTCCTATTACTATTTAGTCGTTAGATTGATACATAAAGTTGAAAAACAACTCAGTTGTGTTAGTTATATTAGTATTTGTGACGTCAACAAACGCACCAGATGTAGGTTGTGTAACTAAAGAAATGAGACCTGAGTTGTTTGATAGACGACCCAATGTAGAACCCACACTACTACCATTTATAACAGCAACTTGAGCGATATGCTCATTCGCTACAGCAAATGGTATGCCTGATATTTTTACTGTTCCAGTTAAAGAACCTTTGTTGGTCAACACAATTCTTCCTGTGCAAAAAACTCTATTACCCATTTTTGTAAATGTGCCGTATGTTGTTCCAGCTTGTACGATACCAGTTGTAGCATTGTTTATTTCTAGTATAGGAAACCAGTCGCCCTCTTGATAATCGTCTAATGTGTAAGGATCAGCTGATGGGAAACTGTTTGATGGAAACTGTATTCTTCCTTGCGAAGTGCCCGTACCTAAAATAAGATTATTTACTGTTAGTGTGCCTGTGACAGTGTCGCCAGCTTTATTTAAAGGAGTATATCCCAAAGAAGCTGCGATAGCGCCATTCGCTAGTTTCGGTCCAGTAACTGCCGAAGCTGCGAGTTTAGTAGTAGTTACAGATAAATCTTCAAGAGCACGAGTTGATACTGAGCCATCGGTAAATGCATTTCTTGAAACAGTGCCGAATCCTAAGTGGAACACAGTAACTTTAACACCAGCAGATAAACCTACAGCCAATGTTAATGTTGTTCCTGTTAGCGAAAAGTCAACATTATCAGTATAGACTGATCCATTTGCTGTAACAATTATTGATTGTATAGATGCTGGAACTTGTGATAGATTGAAAACAGTTTGTCCTTGCGTGGCAACAAACTTATCTACAGTAAATGCCTTTAAATTCGCGGAAAGTGTTTCTGCCGTTACAGATCCAGCTGCAGGTTGTAATTGATAAGTGGATCCACCTTGATGTAATGCGTAAATATTTTGACCAGCTTCAGGAACACCAGTAAAATGTAATCCTTTGTTTTCTTCTACAGCCACAGCTGAGATTGTAGCTGTTGCGACACTAGTGCCACCAGAAGTGTTTGCAATTATAGCTGAACCAGTAGTAAAGTTAGCATTTGGTGTTGTTTTATAAACACGCACGAAAGTGCTGGCTGATTGTACGATTATACCCTCAGCTGAACCTATGCGGATATATTTGCTAGTGGTAATTGTTCCTGCGATATTTGTTATTGATAGCAATACCAAATCGGAAATTAAGTATGCTTCTACAGGTTCTTGTACTACGTTATCGACAACTACAATTAAACCAGACTCGAATCCACCTGGAACTTGTTGTCCCAATGGATAAATGTATTGAACCCCATTACCAAGATACTCATCTCTTGGTCGTGCGCCTGTTGTTGTGTCTTCTGGACCTGAACCGATGTAAGCCATTAAACGTCCTCTAAAATAGAACCAATAACATCTAAAGATGTGCCAGTACTAGACACCACACTTATAGTATCTAAATTAAATAAAACGATTTTTTGACCAGCAATTACCTGTAACGAACCACCAACTGGAACTGGTGCGTTTTTTACAACATAATAATCGTTACCACCTGATGTTATATACACACTGGCAGTAACTGCACCCTGTGTTGTATTACATAAATCAAGTTCGATCATAATCGCTTTTTTAGTAGCTGGTGCTTGATAGACTTGCACCGCAGATGTCCCTACGTTTCGTGCTAAAGCATTTTTAAAATTATTTGCCATGTATTATCCTAACGCAATTGTTATCGCAATTGAAAAATCTGTACCATCATTTATTGCTTGAACTATATTAGACTGTCCACCACCGAGAGCTGCGATGTCACCCACGTCTTGAACAGTCTGATTCGACTGTGTGATGACAGAGTTTGTTTTTACACGCCACTGATCAAAGGTATCAGTTTGTGGTACAGTTACAACAGGTGTTTGGAGCGCCATTATGGTTTACCTAATAAAGTTTTTAGCATTGATTTGATATCATTAATATCGTTCTTCATGTTATTTATCTCTTCTGTCATGGTGGCTTTTTCGCTTTGTTCCATTAAAAGTTTAGCTCTATACAGCTTGTAACTTTCGTAAGAATCAAGATTAGTGTTAACTACACCACCTGTGTTCAAGTCTTTCTTAAGATCAGGAAAATTCTCAACTTTATGCATTATGAATAAGCAACCACTCTTAAGTTTTTAAGTTTCGGAACATACACAGGATGGTTCGATTTTAACACCAACTTCACGATAATATTTTTAAACAGAGCAATGTTTTCAATTGTTATCGTTCTTTCGCTGAATACATCACGTGCATCTGATGTTGATTTAGAGAACCCTGTGCTTTCGTATTGAACACTATTTAGTTCAACAGGATTAGACCAAGTTTTATACAACACATTCAAGGTAGTTCCTTCAGGTAAGTTTGCGTCAAACACAATTTTGAAAGAATCTGCAGGAGAAGATAATGATAACGCTCTAGTAACATAATTTGCTGCATTGCTACAACCTACTGCTGCATTATCTGATAGGAATTTATCTAATACACTAATTGCGAATGTCGAACCTTGTGAATTAGTTGCAATAGTTCCTGTTGCATTAAATTGACCAGACAAAGTAACCAATACCTTATCGCCCTCAGCATCGCCAGAATCAACTGTATCAGATGAAACTACAACACTCTTAACATGGTATTTTCCTGTTGAAGTGCCGACAGGTCCAGTACCATTTAGATCGATGCTGGCATTTTCTATTTGAATAAATTTTCCAGGTGTAATAGTTGATAGTAAATTATCTGCAGCGTCATCATCAGTTAATATTGTACATGTTGTTGATGTAGCGTTTGCGAATGTTAGTGAAGATGTTATTGTATTGTTCAATAAAATTCGCTTGTCAATATCACTTACGTTGATATCAAATTCTTGCACATCATTAACCAAATTCTTTACAACATATGTTGTAATTTTTTGCATGTCAATTATCGGCGATACATTCTCATTGGTAGATGATAGTTCTGCTTGTAATCTTAGTGAAGGACGAATAGCACCTGTCACCACGTTAACAAATTGGTTTTCTAAAGATTTTACAACTTTTCTTGTATCAAAAATATAGTCAGAATTAGTGACAATAGATTCAAACGAAGATGCAGTTCCTGCAGCATTTTCTGCGCTTGCTTTATATCTAAGAGTTGTCTCAGGGAATGTTAAATCTGCAGTCTTAACGTAGATTTGATCTGCGCTTAGTTGTCTACTAATCTTAATTCCTGCGCCACCATAGTTACCTTTTACCAATGTAGCTAATGTAGTTTGCACGTTTCCTGTTGCTTTTTTCGCAAGCAATAAATTCGGAGGTGTTAAATTATCTTGTGTAGTAATATTAAACACAAAGTTATTATCAGAAAGTCCATCTGCGATTACAGTTTGTATACCATTCAATAATGTGGAAGGAATGCCTAATTCTGAATCATTCGTTCCGTAGTTACCGAGCGGTACATGACTGATGACAACTTTATCGCCAGCAGCAAATCCATGATTTTTAGCGGAAACACGAATTTTCGCAGTACCCTTTGAAATCTCAAACGGATTTACATCTAGATTAATAGTAGTTGGTGGTACTGCTTTGAATGAAGCAGTGAGAGTAGCTGATGTATCAAACTTCGCTTGATATAATGTAAACTTCAGATCTAGTAACGGATTAATTTGGAACTCTTGTGTATTCTGTGATAAGAATAGAGATCCCGTTAATGGTTGTGATGTTACAATGTTGTTTGTTATAATATCGCTTTGTCCTAATTCAGAAACAAAGATTTGACATCCTGGCTCATCAGTCTTAACGACAAGAGCATATGTCTCAGCATCTTGTAAATATACGGGTGAAGCGAATTCAAATCTTGTAGCTACAGATCCATTTTCTGAAGTCTTGATTTCCTGCGGTGATTTAGTAACTTCAGTTAGTGGTACGATCTTAGATGATGGTACTCCATTATTAGTTGTTCTCAACTCAATAGAAACTGGGCGAGCGCCTGCTTCTTGGAAATACACATCAACACCAGTAACAAAAGCGCCACCAAGTGAACTTACTGTGAATGTTTGCGCAACTGGATCATGTCCTGTCCAATATGAATACAACACACGTGTAGATGTCGATGTTCTACGCACTGGTATTTCTTCATAAAGTCTATCTTGAACAAAACGAACATCTCTTGAATTAACAATGGTTCTTTCTTTTGCGAGTGTAGTTCCAGATGAGATATAGAAAGCAGAACCCTTCGAATCAAAGTCTGCATCGCTGTTAGAAATATTGTCGATTAGTTTAAATGTTCTTTCACCAGATTTAAATGTTGCCTCAGGAAGATTATACACCCCAACAGCAGAACCCCAAATATCAGTCTTAATAGAATCACCAACTACTTTCATTGTTGGCAATAAGCCAACACCAGTACCATTGATTAATTCTAGGTCTACGCGATTTTTAACACCAATCTCTATATCGGTGGTTCCTTGTAAAACATCACCAGGAGCAAATCCATTTTTAATATTTACAACATGAATTTCCATATCAGAAGGATATATTATATTCGTCACAGTAGTATAAGTAGTTACTGCACCAGCAAACGCAACAACACCAGAAGCTGTTAGACGTTTCACTTTACCACCATCACCATTGTTGTATGCTGCAATATTGTATGCACTAAATGCTGGGATAGTTGCACCACTTGGATCTGCCAATGTCAGTGTTGTTCCAGATACATTGGTTACTTTAAAGATTCTATAATTTAATTCTCTACTAGTATTAAGTGTATAATCAACTATTGTAGAATTTCCTCTAACTTGATCAGCAAACAACGTATTTGTTGAAGCGATCACTCTAGATGGACCCAAGTTATACAGTTGAACAAAGTGTCCAGGTTTTATTTGTGTCGTTGAAGCAACAGTTAATGTGAATGAAGCTGCGCCGAGCACATTAGTTATATGCGAAATGCTAGCAATGTTTGTTGGTGTATGTGTTTCGTTTTCTACTACGTCGCCAACGCTAAATGCTGGTTGAACAATACCATTCTCTGTTCTAGCAATACTATCAGTTAAAATATTTTCCGTCAATTCTGCTGGATCAAAAATCATTTTATTAGCGCCAGCTGCTAAATTGACTTTAAATATGTCCGCTGGTTTAATAAATTGACTAATAGATCTACCATCAAAGAACGCATAGAATTTAGTTTGTGCCTTCAGATTTTTTGCTGTGTAAACAATAGGTCTTGCACGCATATATGGTGCGTAAGAAATATCAACTACACGATCACCATAGTCAACTGCATTGGTTGTGCCAGTTAATGATGTTTGGATTCCTTCTCTTGAAGAGGTTCCAGTTTGTGTAGTAATTGTTTGCTCGAACCCAGTAACAGTTTGGCGTCGTTGGTTAGGATCGCCAGTTTGCCATGTTGAAGTTGCAGTAGAGATACCTGTCCAGTTAGTTTGCCACTCACCCCACTGTGTTCCAGTAACACCAAGCTGCTCAGCCATAAAGCGAATAGCATCATATCCATTATCGTCAACAACAGTTAAATCGGGTCTACGTTCAGTGTCTTTCCAAACATCGCTTTCTGGATTTAAAATTATCTCGCCTTTGAATGCGCCAATTTTATATGGGTTAACATCAATTGTTCTTGTTGCATTTGGGTTGAAGATGAATGGTTCTTTAGTGTATGGTAAAGAAATAATGTCGCCAGTTTTTGCGTATCCTGAGTTGGCACGTTGTGCTGCAGATTCTAGATCTTCAACAATTGTTACCGCATTTGTTTCATGCATAGGACGAAGTTCTCTATTGATAGTATCAATAGAAACTCTATAATCTTCATTTTTAACATCGCCTATTCCATGACCAGTAAATTGATCAACGATAAATCCGTTCTTAAAACGATCGATACCAGTGATTGCATCTTTAATTTGTAATTGAGCTGTTTCAGTTTCAAGAAGATTTAATGAGACATAATATTCAAGATTTGAAATTCTTCTTTCTAGATCGCCGATATCGCGCATTGTGTAGCGACGATTGTCACGTTGATAGAATTTAATGTCGCCAACTGATTTCGTATAAGCTGGAATCATAATAGCAGCAAGAACCATACCGTCTTTAGGATCTAGAGGTTCTTGTGGGGTCGCAGAAGGGACACCTGTTATAATATTAAAACGACCGACTGAATCTAAAACAATCTTATCAAAACGTGGTAAGTAGTAAGCGATGTCAGTTGTCATCTCATTACCAATAACTGGTATTTCATTGAAACTTGTGTTGTTGCCACCGATACATGGGCGATAGTCAATAACATCGTGTAGATAAATGGTGTCTACTTTTCCATCTGCATTTTTTACTGCATAAGATGGAATGTCTTCATAGTTAAATGTAGGATTATTGTTAATAGAGTTAGTATAAGAATCTACAGAGAAATAATCACCAGTACCACCATGATTAAAATATTTGTATACTACTCTTAATGCACCAGATGGTACAGCTTCTCCAGGTCTTAGAACAAGCGATCCATTTGTGTAGTGCGTATCACGTTGGCCATCATCAAGCGTAAAGCGATTAGTAACATCAATACCTGTAGTAAAAGTGTTACCTGTAAAGTCGCCAGCGTTCATAATAATACTATCAACCTTTAACAAATCATTTTTTGCTAGTGGGATAATTTTATTAATAACTGTTTTTTGGCCAGTAATATATTCTGTGTTTGTTGCTAAGATTTTTTCTTTTGCGCTACCCTCTGTATTAGCCTGTGTGACTGTCGCGATTAAACGATATATCACACCATTCGTTAAGCCAGAAATTTCCACCTTAGTGTTATTTACTGTAATTGTTACATCGGCAGGTGTTATTGCAACGACAGCATTAGTCGATGTGTTATACAACAGATAGTTAGAAATATCTAAATCAGAAGGGAATGTTTCTAAGTTAGTGTTGAGTGTATATTCAATCTTATTGTCTGCTGCTGTTTTCGTAGTGAAAATTCTTCTTACTTTTGTTGTTGTTTCGTTTAGCGAATATGCCGAACCATCAAATCCTAGTAATGTTTTAATAGATTCGTAACCAATTTTAAATATGAGTGCCTGAGAATCAGGTTCAAATATTTTTGCTCTAAACACAGAAACGATACCAGCAGTTTTAGCCACAGCACTATTTGCAGATAATGTTAATGCTGCGTTGTTAGTTGGGGTTGATGCCAGTGTTCCTGCTTGCACACCATCAATAAAGATAACATCATCTGCCACGAGTTCAGAAGTAAACTTAGTACCAGTTCCCGTAACTGCTGCGCTATTAGTAGCTGATGTCGCTGAACCTGTCAGTTGTTTATTGTTAGGAACAATATTACATGTAAAATTTGTTGCGCCAGATAAACCACTTACAATTGATTTTACGTGATTTTCAAAAGAATAGCCAGCATCAATTTTAATATCAAATAAACTTAATTTGAATATTGGAGTAGCGTAGTCTCCGTTGTGTAGCTGGAAAGATCTTACTTTAGCAGTACCGATTACATCAGCTGCTGATGGTGCTGCGCCACCAGATGCGTTAAGTTTTTTTACAAGATATACTGTAGAGAATGTTGAGAAGTCTGGGTAGTTGTATATACTATTTACAAGTACATAATTTCCAACAGGTGTTGCGACAGGCTGATTATTTAAAGAGAGAATATGCCCTGTTGCTGCATCACGTGCTTTATTTAACGTGAGATATTGTCCCGACACAGATTCGATTTCGTAGCCCTGAACATATGCCTTTCCAGGATCAATCTCAACAACAAATTTATCTTCATTACCACCACCAGCAGCTGTATAAATTCCCAGTGGGTGATTCACATCTTGTAAATGCTCAAAGGCAGAAAGTTTAAATTTATTTACTTCATAACTACCTGATTCATCAAATGTTCTTCTGGCAAATGTTTTTTCTAGTTCGGCATAAGATGACTTAGATAAAATTTGCTGAACACGACCAGCTTTAACGCGAACAAGTTCAATAAATCTATCTTCATCAGTTGTTAATAGTTGTTTTTTCGCTAAAGAGAGTTGTATCTTATAGCGATGTGCACCAGGAGCTGCGAAGTTGTTTGTTCCTTGCGCATTATCGTTTAATGCATTATCGTCTTCTGGTGTAACAATTACTTCACTTACGCTGAACCCAACACGAGCAGTTGTGTCTGTACTAAATCTTCCGATGTAAAGATGGAGTTCTTCGTTTCTAACGAAAAATCCATCAATATAATAGATACCAGCTTCAACCTCAACAACATATCCATAACCCAATACATCTTTGATTGGATCATTTGTGTATGTAGTTCCAACTAAACCAGTATCACCGAATCCTCTTATGTTTACAACAAGGTCGCCTGTTTGGTTTGTTGTCAAACGATAGTTTGTTGTAGTTTGATTGTCTACTTCATACGCAATTAATTGCTCGCCAGGAATAAATCTCTTTGTTGTATCATCATCGCCTGTACCATCAATTTTATAATACAATGTAGCGATTTCTTTTTCATCTGCTAAAACACACGCACACTCTGAGGTATCAACTACTACAGCTTTAAGTCCAGAGGTTGTGCCAGTTATAACTTTGTCAACAAACTGTGTCAGGTATGATTTAACAGCAATACCTTGATACAAATCTTCTAGTTTAGCAAAGTGTACTTGGTTGTCTACGTTTACACCACCAGGAATGACCATTGATCCATTTTTAAATATATGGTCACCCAAACGACTTACTTGTTTTTGTAAAATTGTTTGGGCTTGCGTTAATTCTCTTGCCTGAACCGCATATCCTGGACGAAACAACACACGAAGAAATAAATCTTCGTCTGCGTAGTCGTCGTAATATGGGTTTACGTTAAAGTTAATTGTCATTCGGTTTACCTAACAGTGTTATTAGCATATATTTATTATTACATTTCAACAATGATTTTAATATCTTCAATCTGGTCAAGGGCACGATTAATTGGACGTCTATTTTCTACGTACATTACATCACCACTATCTGGTTGAACTTCTGGTAATGCGATTGCGCCAATAGTAGCAGTCGCTGAACTTGTTGCGCCAGTAATACCTTCACCATTAGTGAACAATAATCCTGTAAGATTCTCAGCTCTTGTTTGCACGTAGCTGATATAATTTGTACCAGATTCGCTCCATACGCGAACAATACGACCTTTAGCTGTTGAAGATCCACCTGTAATTACTTCATCTGGCACGAATGTTCCTGAAACACCAGTTACAGTAAGAACACGCATAGAACGTAACGTAGTAGATGAGGCAACTACTGATGTATTAAAGTTGAATGGATCACGAACCAACATAATACGACGATAATCATTGTCGACTGGGAAGTCACCAGCGCCATCATCATATTCTAAACGAACATTCATCATAACATAAAAACCACCAAGTTCTTCAACTGGGTCTTTACCATGTCCACCCTTCGGCGAAATAATAAGAGAGGCTGTTGCTGGTGTGCCAGCTGTTCCACCTGTTAGTGTAACAGTACCATATGTATAACCAGTACCTCTATTTGTTAATGTAATTTTTGTAACTTTACCTGTTCCTACGTCGATAGTAGCGGTGGCAGTAGCGCCTGTTCCGTCACCAGCAATCGCTACAGTTGGAACAGTTGCATAACTGGTTCCTTGGTTTGTTACTAGAACGTGATCAAGTGCGCCATCGATAGCAGCATTTTGTGATAGCCATTGTGTATAGTATGCGTCAGTAGTTCCAGGATTGCTTGCTAATGTTTTTACAGGAATAAAGTCTGTAGAAACGAATTTTAGCACATCTGCTGGAGAAACTGTAAACATATATTTCCAAATATATCCATCAGCCAATGGACCGATTAATGCATTTGGGGTAGTTCCTGTTGGCTTGCTTGTTGATTGAACAACAGTACCTGCTGAGTTTCTATTGCTAATACATTTATAGACATGATACTCGTCTGTAATAACAAAGAAGTTTGCATCTGCCAATGTTGCTGGAGTTGTTACACCACCATCGTTAATGTTTACACCAGTAGTTGTTCCATTATAGTCATGGCGATAAATGTCATAATACTTTCCTGTTGTCCAATTACGACGAACGATTGATAAAGCTACGTCAGATGTCTGAACACGCTTCAATGCAATCATATCATCCCAATAATACAACTCATCAGAAACCGTATCTTTCGGTGTGTCTGGTGCGTTATCGTTTGACCAAGATTGTGGTCTACCTATTCCAAGATAGATATTGGTTGCTGCAGCTTCATCGAAACCTTCTTTGAATGCCTGTGCGTTGTGAATACGAAATTTTGTTGTTATAATAGCAGCCATGTTTGCTGTCTCCTAAATTTATGTTAGATTGTCGAATTTGATTTTATTGTTGTCCATTGAATATGCAGTATTGTCAAGTTCAATTGAATCAGCATCAAATCGGTATGCCAAGTTGTTGTCGAATGAATGTCCACCAGTTATCTTATCGAATGTAATAGCACCCCTTGGTAAAGCGACTACATCGATGAATGATTCGAACGCAAGATTTACTCTTCTATTAGGGTTATTTATAACGTCGGAGATCGTTATATCTCCGAAATCTTTAATTTGTGTGCTACCAATAGTCCAGTAATTGTTGTTTAATCCAGGATATGGTTGAACCCAATCACCCTTATAAACCTGAATGCTCCCTTTGCTGCCAGCCACATATGGAGCAAATGTAAATTTCCATTTTTCTAACCAGTTTAGTCTGTTACCCAATTTAATTGTCGCATCAGTTCTATCTGGATTTACTTCTAATTCCTTTTCATAATAGCTGGGCTTGGTTTGAACTTTTGTAAGTTTTAATTGTTGTAGAATAATAGTTTCTACATCTTGTTTTGTCAATGCTCTTAGATCTAATAGGTTTACCTCTGCAGGTGTTAGATTTGGGAAATTGATAGTTGGTAAGAACTCAGAAGTAGAAACAGATAATGAAAGAATAGAAGCTACAAAATCTTCTAAGAATAACGTAACTTGTTCTTTGTTTATATTAAATTGCTCACCATTTGTTCGGTAGTTACCTACTGCTTTCATCTTAGCATTAATGAGTGCTCCCAGCACATAACCAAGAAGCTGTATTCGTGCGCCAGCAAAAAGTTCCGATTTAGCAGGAGCAACAGATTGAATCGCTACTTCACCGAATAACGCCAATCCTATTGGGTGCAATAATTTTCTAACGATGCTTCGATACTTGTCAATCGATTGACCAACTTTAATAACATAAGAAAAGTCTTGATAGAAGTAACTATCCTGAACACGTTTAGATGCTTCAGATATTTTTCCATCAGCATTTAAAAACGTGCCTTGCGTAATACCAACAGTACTAATGTTACCCTTTATCTCAGCTTGAGCGATTGCACTAAGTTTACCTTGTGAGCCTGAAGGGTTTATGCCATTTGTTCCATAACCTTTAACAGTCATGTTCTTCAAAAATTTAGCAGATCCCTCAGTAACAAATTGGTCACCACTTTCAGTAGTTAGTACACCTGAGCCATCTTCAAGAATATAACCAAATCTATCCGACACAGGAAATAATTTGTAAAGGTTTCTTACCGTATCGGCTGCGACCAAAACACCTTCTGGTGCTTGCTGCGATTCAAGTAAAAATCTATCGCCTGATTCTAATAGCAGTTCATCGAGATCTTCTTTAGAAAAGGTTTGTGGTTCGCCACGTATAATTTCGCCAATAGAAAATTCGCTTACGTCTGTCAATAAAACTGATAGTGGTGGTACGCAAATTGGTGGACTTTCATAATCTAGTCCAAAAGTTGAAACTTGTAATTTGGTAATTTTACCAATATTATTGGAAGACGCTAACAGCACAGCACCACCAGTAGTGAGAGGTGGAACAACTGGTGGTAGAACTGGTCCCGAGACTATTGGTAGTTTTGTATAAAAATTTCCACCAGATAACAATTTGATGGCTTTAATTCCACCAGTTCCTGATACCTCTGAAATAACAGCTCTCGCTGAAACAAGAGGGTTAGAAGATGCGCCACCCGTATTGGTGTTATTGAAAATTAGTTCTTGACCGACTGAGTAATCTTTACCAGGATCGTCAATAATAATTTCTGTAACAGATCCATTATTAAATACTTCTGCCACTTCAACTGTTGCACCAGTACCAACACCAGCAATAACTGAAACAGGATCGCCGACTGAAGCATAAGTGCCACCATCAATTATTTGGAAACTTGTAACACCTGTTTTTACAGTTGATATGATTACCGATGGACCAGAATTTGAGTTACTACCACCTTCAACATCAATTCCTGGACTAAATGTGCCAATAATGGAATCTGCGTTAAGTGTTAAATTGTATATTAATCCACTTGTTGTTTGTTCAGCTACAACATTCTCAACTCTTGCCGATGATATAACATTACCATTATTATCATACTGAACAATAGTTTGTGACAAATAATTTAATGGATCGCCTGTTAATGTGGTTTTTGGGGCAACACGTAAAATTGATTTCTGACTGTATTTACCGTCAGAGACACGCAGTAAATCTACTTTAGGAAAATATAATGTAGGTGTTTCGTTGAATACTGCTCTGAATAAAAATTCATAAGATTTCGCAGTACCTTTAGAACGATATACGTCTTGAATAACTTTAGCCAGATAACGCTTGTCAGTTATTGCGAAATCGGGTAATTGGTTCAGTAACTCGTTTTTAAAATTAGCAACAAACTCATCAAGAGTTGCATCAACATCTCGAATGTTTTCTAACTCTCTAGTCTTATACTCTTGCTCTAACCACTCATAATACGCTTCTAAGAAACTGATGAATGTCTCATGGTCTTCTCTTACAAACTGGGGAGTTTGTTTTGAAACTGCAGTTGAAACTTTAGTTTTTACAAGAGACATTTTATGTTATAGTATTTGTTTTAGTGAAGACATATTGTCCTGCGGTTGTTTCGCCAGATGCAACTTTATCTTCGATTACGTTTAGAACAATTTTTGCTTCATTAAGTGTGGCCAGCTGATTTCTAACTGAGACAACATCTTGCGCTGCAGGTCTAACTGTAAATTCAACTTTATTATCCACTGCTGATGTAATGTTTACACTTTGGAAAACAATTTTTCCAGCTAGATAATTTACAGTTCCATAAGTTCCTGGAGAAACAATTTTTTGACCAGTGTTTGTTATAGAAAATCTTTTTAAGAAACCTAATCCATTGTCTTCTAAGTAATATGTTGTAGCATCATTCGACACAGTAAATCCAGTGCTCACTACAGTTCCGACAACACCAGTTTCGCTGTAAATAGGATTTCCTAAACTTACATTATATGTTTGAACACGATTAAAAATTGGCACGAACGATTTTGTTAATCTAATTGAAATGATGCTGTTAATAATACCCTTCTCGGCACCATCTATAACTTTTGTCAGTGCACTAGAGCGCAAAACACTGTCAAATTTATTTAATTGTGTTTGGTTAAAATTAACAATGGCTTGTCTAACTAATGATGAGATGGAAGATGCGCTATTATTAGTTATTGTTGGATTGTAGTAAACAGTGGCTGTTAAATTAACTCTTAGAAACTCAGCATCAACAATTTCAGGTGTTATAGAAACAACATTTTTACTCTTAAGTAATTCGTTTGTTATTTTAAGTTTTGTCTCTGGTGTCAACGTCTCACCAGTAATTGGTTTAACAGTAATGAAAACTTTTCCATATATTGGCGGATCGTTTTCTTCACCACCCCATACTGAGATAGCATCGATGTTACTGTATAATTGTGGTAAAATAACTTTATAATCTTCAGCAGTAACAGCACGATTTTGTGCGGAATAGTTTGTTGGTGCATTAGATTTGATACTTGCGATAGATTCTGGAGCAGCACCACCACTAGCAACTGTAGTAGTTGTTATTACAACATTTCCTACATTGGCAGCTGCACCTTGCATATTAAATGCGCTTGCGCCATTTACTTTATCTTGGTTACATCTAATATATGACACCAACACAGTGTTGCCATTTGATGGTTTATATCCTATGATATCATCGCCGAAATAAATCTCATATAATCCATCGTCTACTTCTTTTAAGAAGTATGCTCTTGTTGTTGCATCTATTTCTGTAATTTTATTTGAGAAAGTGTATACAGTATATGCGCCAGCTATCGATCCTTCTTGGACACTAACCTTCAATAAAGATGTGTCTACTTGAGTATTCGGTATAATATATCGCGATCCTTCTTGGAATGTAAACTGATACTCTAATGGTGTTCCCTCAAATAATGTTACACCAGTGAAAGTATATTTTCCAGCAACAAGCGCACTGGTAAATGCTTCTCTTGTGTATAGTATATACGATGTACTGTCAATAGTAGTAGTAAATGCAGTACCAGCATCTAAAACTAAAAATGGTGGAGGTGTAACAGATGTCGGTGTGATTTGAATATTTACAGTTGCTTGTGCAGCTCGAGAAGATCTTGGTAAGTATCCCAACATTTTAGCAATTGAAACAACACTGTTTCTTTTGCTGGCTGAATCCAAAAACATTTCGTTTACTGCTAAGTTTGTATACAGAGCATTATAATGTGTATTATATGCAAGGACATCTAGCAAAACAGAAAGACCAGATCCTTCAAAATTATAATCTTGAAATTGTGTTTGCGCTTTTAGATAATCTTTTAAATTATCTTTAATGCCATCGAAACCAAGTTCGCCAATCTTTATTCTTTTATTTGTTGTTGCCATTTATCGAGATCTCTCTAAGACTAAGTCCAGTGTAACTGGAACTGATGTGTTTAAAATTTTAAAATCTATTCGGACAGCAATCGAATTATTACCTTCATCATATACAGCTTGAACATCTATTAAACTTACTCTTGGCTCAAACGTGTTTATTAAATCAATAATACTTTGCCTAATTACTGCTTCGGTAAATGGGTCTGCTAATTCAAACAAAAGTGCTGTAACTTGAGAACCAATTTCACTGTGGAAAGGACGCTCATAGTTTTTTGTTAACACAAGATTACGAACAGAACGCTTGATGGCATTCTCATCCAGTAAAACTGCGATATCGCCTGTAACTGGGTGTTTCGTAAAGTTGAGGTTTAAGTCAACGAATGTTCTAGTATTGTTTGCCATATACCTATTTATTATCCACCAATGAAGGTATTCGTGGAACCTTGTGCGATTGCGTCTCCGCAAGAAATATTATCACCAATTCTAGCAGCAGGAAACCCTTCTATGAAAGTGTTGCCAGAGCCAGAAACATGTGCCCTTGCGCTTGGTTGGGGGTGTACCGTATTACCGCAAGAATGAGTGGCATGAAACGACCCACTATTCACTACACCAACCTTTATACCATTCACAAAGGTCTTAGAAACTGGTGTTTGTAACATAGGGGTTGGTGGAAAACAACCATGTCCAGTGCTTTTGTCTCCAACTCTTACGATTGCTGGCATTATACTGTGTATCCTACATAAGTTTGGAGAGAATTTTTACCATTAGTCCAATCATTTTGCACTGTTATGGTATAGATATTTATTCCCTTTACAATCAATCCATCTCTTGCAGTCGCTGTATATGTATAATTTTTTGTGAAAGTAGTATCAGCATCATAAGAAACCATTTCAGACAATTTTGTGATGTCAATTTGTTCAAATTTCGGCACAGTAACGAAAGTATCAGTGGGAGTTCTATACTGTATACTATTCGTAAAAGAGTCAAAATAATATCCACTTATACTTGACCTGATTGGAGATACAAGTGATTGTATTAGAATCGTACTTGGATTCGTTTGGTTGGGCACTATGGTGACAGGATATCTGGTAACAGCCAGTGTAAGTATGTCTTCTTCCTCATAATAAATCTCAAAATTTAGAGATTGATTTTCAGTAACAGTGCCAAGCTGGGTATCAGTAGGATAAAACATAGTTTACTTTTTAGGGAACACACCATTTTCAGGTTCTAATAAGAAGAATCCAGCTGGCACTCCTTTGCTATTTCTTCCATAAGTTGAATGGCGAGACATAGTAAATGCCATCTTTCTATTTCCACCTGCATAATTATATCCGATGTGTATCCATACAGATGAAGGATTATCGTACTCAAGAATAATTTGGTCATACGGGATGGCACGTTCGACTAATTGCACAAGTTCGTATGTTCGTTTGTAACGACTCGATCCTCTCAGACCAATATCAAGTGCTTGTCCTTTAGGATGCATTGAACTCGCAGATTCTGCTGCTAGCACACCCTTTAATCGATATCCTGAATTAATACCCCATAGCCCTGATTTATACCCTCTCATACCTTCAGGTAAAATTTCTTTCTCAACCAATGGCTCGAGACAGGCTTGTACGGTATTCGCTAAGTTACACACAACTTCTTGTGGTGTGTAAATTCTTTGTTTATTGCCTTGTAAAACATCAGTTAGAGTTTGGTTCTGTAACCTGTGACGTCCGTTAACACCACCATCAACACACATACCAAGTGTAAAGTTCTTAGTGAGTTTATAGCTGTCATTAAATCTATCAGTTGTTAAAATAATGGCGCAGCTAACAGGTTGACCAGGAGCAGTACCACCAGATGCTGCTGGTGCAGTTTCATATGCATCATCAGTATTTGTTCTACCACCAGTTTCTTGTTCTTTATCGTATGCTAATTTTCTGCCTTCTGGTGTTTGTAAATCTTCTTCGGTTTCTCCCGCTTTCTCATTACTTTGAGTTCGCTCTCTTGGCTCAAGCGCTGGAATACTATTACCCAAAGGAGATCCTTCTGCAGGGAACACTAATGCTGTCGCATCTTCAGGAGCAGTTGGTGTGGCTTCATTAGCGCCATTACCAAAATCGCCTCTAGAATAATCAAGACGCATAGCACCACCCGATTTTATCTCCATGGCAGAATCAGTACTAAACCTCACACTTCCAGTAGATTTAATATCTGTCAATTCAGTAACTGCTATGCCAAGATTACCTTTAACTGCAGCTGAAGCACTTCCTCCTACATCAATATCTAAATTACCACCCACCTTTAACGAAAGATCAGCAGCCACTGCGATATTTAAATTCTTGGCGACACCAATATCCACGTTTCCACCAAACACTGCTTCAGCATTACCTTCTACTTTAATGTTTGCGTCAGATTGGCAAAGTATATTGACTTGGCCACCGACTGTTAAATTGCATGCGCCATAGACATAAACAAAGCCATTCTTTGACATAATGGTATAAGAGTCGCCATTAATATAATCAACACGTGTTCCGTCAGCATCTATATCGGAATATGTTCCTGCTCTGTGGAAAGATGTTATTCTTTCATTTCCTGGAGTATCGTCTATCTCTAAAACATGACCAGATTCGCTCTCGTATACTTTATTAAATGGATATTGACCACCATAAGGTGCTTCTGGTTGATCCCAAAAGCTACTATTTGATGTAGGAATTTTTAATACTCTAAGTCCATCTTTTATATCAATGACAGTTCCCTTAGTAACACCACGAGCAAGTCTGTTTGTGTCTGGTTCATTTATTAAGTTACCCAGTGGATACTTACCGTTAGGATCTCTAAAACCAAACTTACTTTCATTCGCTGATGGAGATGGAATTACTGCACCATTAGAATCAGTTCCTGCTGCTGCCTCTGTAGTATCGCCAGGAGTTGTGGCTGAAGCATCTTTGTCAGCGATAGAGTTTGATTCTTCGCCGTAAAAATACTCAAAGTATCTTTTCTTTTTAGCTGAAATGTCTGGAGAATTTACGCCAACCGCTCTCTTAGCAATGTCAAAATATCTTGCATCAGTAGGAGCATTAGCAGGAACCCTGTCTACCAGATAAAGAGCAGCAACAAGGGCACAAACATTTAAATCAGAGTTTAAAGAATCTGGATTATTGACAATGTCAATATTCAATCCTAGTTTTTTAGCAAGATTGTTGTATCTAACATAGTTAGATTTACCAGTCAGTTGAATAAAGCCACGACCAAAATATTTACCACCCTCTTCATCGGTCAAGTGATTGAAGAATCCTTTTCCTCTTGTTGTTGGTCCATAAATGTAACTAAAGAAACCTGCTCTACCTTTAGCATCGGCAGACCATCTAACATATTGTTTCCACTCTTCCTCGGGACGCTTATTGGTTATTCCTGGAAATATTTGAGCAAATCTTTTCTCGTCATAGTAAGTATTTTCAAGCAATGGCAACCATGTTGATTCACCACCAGCAATACCAAGCAGCGCACATTTTTGCGCTTTCGATGTTAGACCTACCTTATCGCAAGCAGCAATCATTGCCTTAATGCCTGCACTTGCTGCTGCTGTGTTATTTGTAACACCCTTTGGCGGAACTGTCGGGATAGCCTTATTAACATCAGTTGCTGTAGGTGTATCTGATGTAGAAGTTGTTGCAGTTGTAGTCGCAGGTGTTGGTGCTGCTGATCTTGTCGGAACACCTTCAGTAACATTGATGGTTCCACCAGTTTCTAATGTTTCTTCTTGACCGCTACGACTTTCTTTTACTGAGTCTAAATTAGTAGGAGCAGATTTAAATGTAATAATCTGTTCGCCAGAAAGACCGAAGGGTTTATTGATTCTAATGCTCCTAGCGTTGAGCACTTGTTCAATCAGAGTTTCTTCTTGTATACCTGGACCAAAAACTCGCATATCTTTGCTGAGTTTTTCTGTTAAGTTTTCAATCTGTCCATTCGGATCGTAAAATGTTAATTCTGTAACAGGCAATTGAGACGGAGTAGTTCTTAATTCAACAGCTGAATCCGCTGGTATCTGTACTATGTTATTATTATCAGTATCAATTTGCCCATATAAACTTTGTTGTGGTATACCACCAATAGTTCCCATCATAACAGGAAACTGTTTTGCCTCATCTTGGAAAAATATGATTACCCAAGTGCCTGTTACTGGACCGATCGGAGTATGACCTATACCATTCATAGCAGCAGAAGTTACAGGCTGCATAGGATAAGCCCATGGCAAATCATCCGTTGGTAAAATTGTTGCGTCTTCAGTATGAATACCAACTACTCGGACTTTACATCTTCCGATTTTTAGTGGATCGTCACGACTTTCTACAACTCCAGTATGAAACATTAAATTACTCATCTTCCACCTCTATCAAGATCAACCATCATAGAATCTTTTATTAGTTCCATGTGACATGTATGCTGTTCTTTATCAATTGTATGATTTATTGCAGCGACCAAATAATTTCCAGAATGGATCTTATCAATTAAATCTTCTGTGTTTTCTTGCGTATATCCTGCTGCTGTTTTGTATGTAGTCAAATTTACCCTCATTCCAACTGTGTAGTCTGTTCTTCCCGAAACAACGATTTGTATTTTAAACGACTCTGCTTGTCCAGTCAAAGATATTCTTTGCTGTGTATATTTTGTATTAGTTATATCGTTGTAATTTGTATAAACACCAAAGTGTTTTTGTTCATATATCTGTAGTGCATTTGGCGCTACAGGAACACGGGAAGATGCTATTGGAAATTTGTTTAAGTGATTATGATTAGAGAAATCTTGTAAAAGATTATAGTTTTTCACAGAATATTTCTTACTGACAAAATCGTGCGTTATCATTTTTGAGGCATATACGCCACTACGTGTTCTCTGCATGTAGTCAAAAGACCGATCAACATTTAATTGTAACACACGCTTAAACCCCTCATCGGTATCTTGTATATTTGTGCCTTGCGGTGTAAATGCTCTAGTCTTGTTATCAAAAATAAACTCTTGAAATACAGGAGCACTGTAAAGTTCGTTTAAAGTAACAAAATTAAAACCAGTTCTATTCTCAAAAAATAAGTACGTACTATTATTTTTATCACTTACTGCAACTTTTGCCAGATAATTTAAACAAGCAACTGGGCTCCAAAAATTAGAAACAAATCTGACTTTGTTAGCAGCTTGTTCATATCTTACTAACTTCTGAGAATTTAATCCACGTGGTGTTCCGATAATTTCTTTTGCAATATCACTACAGTTACCCTCAAAAGATTTACTAATTTTAAAATTTAAATCTGCGATTGCTTCTTTTGAAATAAAGTGTAAAACAAACAATGCATTTTTATCGTTCAGCAATAGACGTTGATCCATTTTGTAAAGATAGAAATCTCCTTCAATGATTCTGTTTTTAGAATCCATCGTAGGAGTAGCAATTTTCAATGATAAATACTCTTCGCCAATAAATGGGAAGAAGTTGACCAGATCGATTGCATCTGAAAGAACTAATGTACCTGTAATAAATGGAGAAAAAATATCTTCAAACACTTCTACCTGTATAACCTGCCCAAGTATATCTTGCACGAATCCATTAGAAGATCTTACTCGTGCTTCTTGTATATTTACATCACCAGGAAACTTTAAACCCATCAACGACATTATAATTTCCTATACATACTTAAAACTTCAAACAATAAGGCTGGCGCCAATATTTTTAATTTTCTTTTTTCTTCATTCACTCTATCTTCATATAGAGTGTTACTGATAGTAGTTGTGCCGACACCAGAATTAACAATAAGTCCTGCAGCATTTTCGTAATGGTGGACTGCATTTATATTTGCCTGACCGTATTTTGCTATTACATGTTTATCTAGTTGTGGTTGTGACAATGGCATATCATTAATGTAGTCATATTTCTCATTTAGAATCATAAGAACCCAATGATACATTGGAGATCCATATAGTTTTTCCGAAATCATTTCCATTGTTTCACCATCTTTAATATAATAGTATTCCCACTGGGAAACATTCTCAACTACTTCTTTTCTAAAACGCACATTTTTTGTTATATCTCTCAACACCATCAAATCAAAATTTCCAGGTGATGTTTCAAAATCATAGTATATTTGATTGAAGTTATCGAAATACATTATAGACCCTCTTTAATTTTATCTTTAGTAAGAACACCCAATTCTCTAAATGTCAATTGAATATTGATTTGAGTTGGTGTCCCATCTGCGAATGTTGCGAATTGTCCATTTGGCGTATAGTTGATAGTCATGTCAGCCAATACACATGAGGTGTGTTTATGGATTGATTTATTTAAACCCTTACCCTTATAGTAGAATACATCAAATTCTGATGGATATACAAACAAGAACGTAGTACCATCTTTGTATTCTGGATGCATGTGGTACTTAAATTGATAGATGATATTTAATACGTTTCTTGCTTCATCTGCGTCTCTTGGATAAAATTCATAGTTAATGTTGAATGTTCTAAAATCAACACCTTTAAATGTCTGTTCTTTCTTGGGGTTTACTGCCATCCCCGTACCCGCTTGCATCAGTTCGCCACCAGGAACACTTTGAAGTGCTAAAGCTGCAGTAACTGTAGGATTAGCGATAGTTGCGCCAATACCAGCACCAATTGCTGCGCCACTTGCTACACTGTTACCAAGTCCCTTTGCGACGGCACCACCAGCGAGAGCACCAGCAAGTGTTGTTAGATTCGCTGCTTCAATCATTGCTGTTTCTGTTAACATCTCTTTGTCCTGCCAATTCATTCCATATCTAATTTGCAATTGATTTGGCATATGTAAAGCAATGGCTGTTTTTAAACGCTTAACAGGTCTTGTAAATTTACCACTCTGTGGTAATACTGATAGACCAGCTACAGCATTTACACCACCGCCAAGAATAGCGCCACCTGCGGTATTTCCACCAGCAAAACTACTAACTCCTGAACCTGTAATCGCACCTGCTGCTACAAATGCACCAGTAGCTCGCAGAGCATCATAATTAGCAGCTCTCAATTCACTTTGAACACTTGGGGTAAAATCTTTCACAAAAGTGTCTTCTGGACCCTTACCCAACTTTGATTCCTCTAACACATTGATGTTAAACAGGATCATACTCTCTCCATACTCGGAGTAGTTTCCTACTAAGTCTAGTGGATAAGTAAGTTTATCTATATTGTACTTGCTGCCATCGGCAGAAGTAAATAGGGTTTCTGTCGGGTTTTCTTGATTTGCCATCTGGATTCTCTAACTAAATATGTTAAATAAGGTAAGCCTTCTATTATTTAGTTATGTTTCACAAGAGAAAATATAAACCATCGAATCCAGAAAAATATGATGGTGACCCAACCAATATCATTATGAGATCGAGCTGGGAAACCAGATTCGCCTCATGGTGTGATCGAAGCACGTCTATTATAAAGTGGTCTTCAGAGGAAACAGTTGTTCCTTATAGATCGCCCATTGATGACAAGGTTCATCGGTATTTTATAGATTTTAGGATTCAGGCAAGAGATAAAACAGGGAAACTCTCAACCTATTTGGTTGAGGTAAAACCTTATAACCAAACACAGCCCCCAAGTTATCCTGGGAGACAAACTAAACGATATCTTACAGAATCTTCCACCTTTGTCATAAATCAAGCCAAGTGGAAAGCTGCCGATTCTTATGCCAAAGACAGAGGATGGCATTTTAAGATAATTACTGAATATGAACTTGGGCTGTCACAAACTAGATAAATATACAATATGGCTAAAAACGAATCATTCCAATCCCTGTTCGACAAGTTTAGAATGGACCCAAATATTGCGGGAAAATCTAAAACTTGGTACGAACAACAGGCATTGCTTTTATCTGGAAAGCAGCGATTCCTCACACCCAACAAGGTTATGAACAATGAGGCTGATAGATTAAAAGGTAAAATTGCTCCAGGAAAACTGTTCATGTTTTTATATGACCCAAAGACAAAAGATACGTTACCATACTACGACCTATTCCCACTGGTTTTTCCATATCAAAAAATTCCAGGTGGGTTCATGGGTTTAAACATGCATTATTTACCCTACCAACTGCGTGTTAGATTATTAGATCGTCTAATGATGTTTGCGTCTAACAGTAAATTAGATGAGACAACAAGAATAAGATATTCATGGGAAACAATCTCTGGTCTATCTAAGTTTAATCTTGCGAAACCTTGTATAAAACACTACCTAGACAATCACGTTAAATCTCAGTTTAAGTTTGTACCAGCAAGCGACTGGTCAACTGCAATGATGTTACCTGTTGAAAGATTCGTTGGGGCTAAAAAAGAAACAGTCTGGGCAGACTCTATAAGGAAAACAAGATGAGCACGCTAAACGAATTCATTTCAGCGATAAAGGTATCGGGACTAGCGAAGCCTTCTAAGTTTGAGGTTACTATCGCAAAGCCAAAAGTTCTAAAGGACACGCAGTATAAAGAGGATAGTAATTGGAGAACAATGTTATTGTACTGCGAACAGGCATCTCTTCCTGGTCTCTCATATACATCAACACAATCAAGAACATTCGGTGAATTTAGAGAGATTCCATACGAAAGAATTTTTGATCCACTTCAGTTGACATTTTATTGCGACAGAGATATGTGGATTAAGGGATTTTTTGATTCGTGGGCATCGAACATTCAAAACACAAAGACAAGAACATTCTCCTACTACAAAGATTACACAGTTGATATGACAGTAGTCACATTGGATAGTGAAAACAATAGAACGTATGGTGTTAAACTATTTGAATGTTACCCAAAACAAATTAGCGCAATACAGTTATCATATGAAGCCAAAGATGTTATGAGGCTACAGGTGCAGATGCAATATAGATATTATGAAATTCTAAACTTTGGAAAAGCAGCAGTGGCACAAAAACAATCAGCAATAGAATCCGACCCTGCTCTATCTCCTGGCGAGGTTATTATACCGCAGGTTGCAGCAAACATATCACCATCATCGCAATCTCGTCAATCTTCTGAGTCAGAATATGTTAGAGAGATGAGAGCAAGAGGGTTAGATCCTGCTGATCCTGATGGTTCACTTCGTTTAGGTGTGAGAGGGAATACAATTTAATTATGAAAATGGATGATAAATTAAATGAAGTTTTTGACATTGAGAGTACAATGAAAACAGAAATTATAACACAAGATGGAGAAATAATAAAACCATCTAATGAAAAAGTTGAAGATGATTATACTTTAACGAGAGGTAACATTCAAGCGCTACTTAAACAAGGGCACGAAGCCTTGGTAAGTGCCTTAGAAATTGCCAAACAATCTGAACACCCAAGAGCATTCGAAGTAGTTGGGAATTTAATGAAACAGTTGGTCGACGCAAACCAGCAATTGATGGATCTACATAAACAGAAACAAAAACTAGATGATCCTGTAGAAAAAGAAAAGTCGAAACAGATAACCAACAATAACGCAATTTTTGTTGGAAGTACTACTGAGTTGAATAAGTTAATTAAGAATATGACTAAAGGAGATTAAGAACATGGCTTTACCTATTATACAGACACCGATATACACAATTAAAATTCCCTCAACGCAGAAGGAAATTAAGATTAGACCCTTTCTTGTGAAAGAAGAAAAGGCATTATTGCTGGCGCAACAAAGCGCAGACATAAACATTATGGTTGACACATTGAAGGAAATTGTTTCTTCTTGTGTTAAAGAACCAATAGATGTTGATGCATTGGCAATCTTTGACTTAGAATTTATCTTCACACAGTTACGCTCTAAATCTGTCGGTGAGTATGTCGATCTTCTATTTTACTGCGACACCTGCGATGACGAAAAAGCAAAGTCTCAACAACAAATAGACATTAGTAAAATTGAAGTACATGGTGTAAAAGATCATACCTTAAAGGTTGATCTACACAATGGTCTTGGAATTATGATGAAGTATCCAAATATTACCACTCTCATTGCTCTTGAGAGTTTGCGTAATGGTAATATCGAAGCAATTTTTGATGTGGTTGCTGACTGCATTGATTATGTGTATAATGATGAAGAAGTGTTTCATGCAAAAGAACAAACCAAGCAAGAGATGACAGACTTTTTAAATAGTTTGACGCAACAACAGTTCAAGAAAATTGAAATCTTTTTTGATACGATGCCAAAACTAAAACACAGTGTGACATTTAAGTGCCCTGTTTGTGAAAAAGAAAACAATAGAACCTTGGAGGGTGTTGAAAGTTTTTTTTAATTAATCTCAGTCATGAGGATTTGGGAAACTTTTATAAAATGAACTTTTCTCTCATGCAATACCATAAGTATTCCTTGGCTGAGATTGAAAATATGATTCCATTTGAGAGAGACATATATGTTACGATGTTGCTTCAATACCTAGAAGAAGAAAAACAAAGATTAGCGAGTAAAAGATAAATGGCAAACCTAGCAAAAATTATTCCAATGAGTCAATATCGTGACTCATCAGGCACATCTCAAGTTGATCAACAGTCAAAAGAACTGGAAAAGAAGTCGCTTGATGTGAATGAGAAATTGGTTAAGACTAGTGAGAAACTAGCAACCAATTTGGAAAAATTAGCATTAGCTGTTCGTGGTGGTGGCATTAAATCTAGTGGAGCAGGTGAAGTAAATTATAAGCAAGGTGGCACATTTGATCAGAGAACCGTAAAAGATCAATTTAAAGATGGACTGCTAGGACGAAAAGGATCTGATGGAAAACGAGACCCCTTCGATCAAGATTCGTTAAAGTATAAGTTGGGAAGTGTACGTGGTTTAGGTAAATCCGTATTTGGAATGAAGGATGATAGTTTCTTTGGTAATCTTGCTGGTAGACGTGAAGATAAATTAAAACGTGCCGACACGTTGATGAAGATGAATCCTCAGATGAAGAATTTAAAACAATTCGGTGGGGATGATGAGAAGGTAAGACAATACTACATTAAACAACACGAAGAAAAGTTTGCGCCAGCGCAGGCAAAAACACAAGCTGAAAAGTACAAGATGGACTCGCTAATGGCCAGTGGCATAAGCGAAGAAGAATTAGGTAAATCAATTGGTGGTAAACGACAAAAGAAAGCATTAGAAACAGCCCAAGCTGAAGAATTGTCTGTAGACAAATTTAGAAAGCAAGAAGTAAAGGGTGTTCTTGGTGGAATGGCTGCGTCAGTTGCTGGTCCAGCTGCATCAGAGATGCCATCAAATGTAATTCCATTCCCTTCTAAGGGAGATGGTGGTGATGTTCTTGGTGGCGCTAAAGAAACTGAATTAGAAAACCTTCGCTTGATGAACACACAAAATGAATTGTTTTCAAATGTTCAAGAAAACACAGCTGCGTTCCCAATTTATTTGGAAGAGTGGCGCGAAGAAAAAACAAGAATTGCAAAAGCTGACGCAGAACTATTGGCTGCGGTTAAAGCAGGTGGTAGCGGAAGTAGTATAGGTGATGTAGCAGATAGTGCTATGGATATGTTGGGTAAAGGTGGTAAAAAAGCAGGTAAAGTAGGTAAGATCGGTGGCATAGCATCTAAAGCAGGAAGCCTACTACAAGGTGCCAGTAAATTTGCTGGTCCAGCTGCAGCCATAGCATCAGTTGGTGCTGGCGCTTACACTGCATATTCAGGTTATACTGGCGCAAACGAAAAGTTAGCGAAGGGTGAGATAACTGCTGAAGAAGCAACTGTAGAAAAAGGTGGTGCGATTGGTGAGGGTACGGGAATGGCAGTTGGCGGAACAGTTGGTGCGCTCAAAGGCGCAGCAGTTGGAGCTGCTATTGGCTCAGTTGTTCCTGTACTTGGAACTGCTGTTGGTGGATTAATTGGTGCAGCAGTTGGTGGTCTTGGTGGATCTTTTCTTGGTGGTAAAGCAGGAAGTTTCTTGGGTGAGACAGGTGGTAAAATTGTAAATGCATTTAGTGGTCCTAATCCTGACAAGTCAGGTGCTGCTGCCAAAACAGAAACTCTGGCGAATGCACCTAATACACAAACAGCACCGAAAGAAGCAGAAGTAAAGTTTTCACGTGCAAAGGTTCAACAAGAAAAAATTGGTGGTCATACTATTGCTGGCTACGAATCAGGATATAATCTTAGCGGTAAGAAAGAAGATGTAGATGAAGCAATGAAGCAATGGGATGCATTCGGTAAAGCTGAATCGGCTAATGATGCTGCAGCAATGGATGATGCTGCGAAAAAGTTTATCGCCATAGCGAAGAAGATTGAGTCGCCAGAATATAAAGCGAAGATGAGAGAGATATCTGATCGCCAAAACAAAGGTAAGAAAAAAGAATCAGAAGGTAAAGGTAAAGAGCAAGCAGCAGCTGCTACCGCAACACCAAAGGCAGAGGCAGCGCAAGCAGCAGCTGCTACCGCAACAGCATCATCACCAAAAGCAGATGCAGCGAAACCAGCTGCAGCGAAACCAGCTGGTGGTTCTGTTACAACCAAAACTGAAAAAATACAGATTGCTGGAGATGATTTTGTTGCAGGAAGTCCATTGTCCGATAAACAGATGCGTGCGATCAGTATGAAAAAAATGATGGATAAAGATAACAAATATCCATACCCAGCAGAAGTTGAAGCGCAATACGCAAAACAAAAACCTGAATTCGACACAGCAAATAAAAAGATGGAAGCTGACGCATTAGCATCAGGTAAAAAGGGATTTGATGAGGGTGCTGTAAAACCAGCAAATGCGCCCACATCATCAAAGGCTGTTGATTCTTTTTCTAAAGATGTAGCAACAGCGAAAGAAGGTCAAGGTGGAACGCAGGTGAATTCAACAAACACAGTAAGTCAAACGAATGTTCAACAGAGAACAACTACTGCAATAAAACCACCTATACGAAACAATGACTCGTCGTTATCGAAATATAATGACTCTAAGTATGCGTTCTAAAAGAAAAGCCACCCGAAGGTGGCTTTTTTATTGCTATGAAAATCGCTTTATGATTCTTGGGCGATCTTATTAAAGTAAGCCATAACATCTTCGTCATCATCTGGCGTAGAGTTAGTAGCTACCTTTGGTGCTGGCGCTGGCTTAGATGCACCAACTGACTTTGGTGGAACTGGTGCAACATAATCTTCATCATCAGACATCGAAGCAGCACTGCGAACAGCTGACCCACCTTCGCTTAACACATCGCTAAGGATTCGGGATAGTTCTTCATAAGACTTAAAGTTCTTACGATCAAGGAACTCTGCCAATCGATATTGTTTACCGACTACTTCAAGAAGTTGATCTTCGTCACCAGACAATAATGGTGTAGCATCAGCGAATGTGGATTGGTCGTAGTTTGGGTAACCATCAACCTTGCGCATACGTAGTTTAAAGTCTGCGCCTTCCCACAAATCAAAGACGTTTACTGGTTTATCTTCAGCAAAAGTAGGACGAGCTTTGTCCATAAGTTTGTCAAAGATTTTCTTGCCGAATTTAAACAAGAATACCTTGCCGTTGTTTTCTGGTTTTGCTGGGTCACTAACAATATAGATGTTAGCAACGAAACTCAACTTACGTTTTTGCTTGCGAGCAATTTCTTTGTTGGATTCAGATCCTGAGTTCCACAACTTAGAATTGAGTTCACCAACTGGGTCATTTTCGCCAAGAGTAGTAAGGGAGTTTTGAATATACCACTTTCCAGTTGGACCTTGGAATGAATGACTGAAGACTTTAACGAATGGGAGTTCGTCGCCTTGAGTATGTGGTAAGAACCGAATAACCGCAGATGCGTTACCAGCTTTATCTGGTGTTAATTTCCAGATTCGGTCGTCATCATAGGATTTTTTTTCTCCTGCTGGACTCGCGATCTTGTCGAACTCAGATGCGATTTTAGAGAAGTCGGTGTTGCGCATTTTGCGTAGTGTTTGAATGTCCATCGTATTTCCTTTGTTTAAAGTATGTTAAAGTATAAATTTTTGTTTAAATGTATGTGTCTTAGAAGGTAGTGTGTCTTCATCATCTTCATCATCTAGATATCCATCATCATAGTCTTCCTCGACCCATCTATTTATAATACGCATACCTTGCTGTTTGCTCGGATGCTTCTTTCTTTGAAAATCATCATCAATGTCCCGATGATTTAACTTCCTCGTCTTAGCCATTTTGTAACTCTTCTAGTTCCGATTTAAAATTAGAATTGATTAAGTCGATTTTTGTGGCATCGTATTTAACGAAAGGTCCACACTTACATATTCTACGGTATTCTTGTTCCCAAAGCAAGTTTGTATTTGCTTTCCAAGAATCAAGATAACCATAGAGTTTTTCCAAAATACACATACTCTCAATGGATATATGTCCACCCAGATAGAGTTTGAGTAATTCAGGAATCTTTGCTTCAAATAGATCAACGCTTTTCAGCTTAGATTTTTCCATATGAAGAATAATTGTATTACAGTCTGCTTGAAACACTTGAGTAATTGATTGTTTACGTTTTTGCCAAAGAGTTAGATTGCGATCCGACTCACCAAGGGAATATACTGTGGCATCATGACCATAAGCAAAGTTTGCAACATAGAACTGTATGAGATCAAAGTCTTTATCAAACCTTCTCGCAAGATTCTCAAATATTCTACGATCATTTCTAGACTCAAAAACATCACGACTTCCTTTTACATTTGGGTTAACGAACACATCAAAACTATTGGTAGTAAAGTGTAACTTTACAGCAATGTAATATTTGTATGCTTTAAATCCATCCATCACACATCAAGTTTTGCTTGTTTAGGTAAAAAATTCATTTCAATAAAGTTCGCTTCAATCTTTTGTTTGAGCGATTTGCTGACCAGAGACTTTATATCCTGTGGGTCAATATAATTTTCTTCACAGTATTTAAGAACAGCATCAAGATGCGTACACTTTTTATCCTTCACTATCTGCTCAATGTATAACGAAAAAGAACCACTATCTTCAAACATTAGTTTCAACCTTTCGGATATAGGCATCAGCTGAAACGATTAAGCGATTCAACTCACTATATTCTTCTGACTTTTTATTATATAACTTCCACTCGGGTGTGTCAAGTTTGGAAGAATCCATTCTCTTGTTACATTTATCCAAAAATTTGTCGAACCATGAGTCCATCTTTTGACGATCGCTAAGCAACGAATTGCGTAAACGCACTAGTGCTGGCAAATCACGATCAATTGCACACAAAGAAAACTTTTCATAATACTCAGAAACATGTAGTTCCATAATCAACCTCTCCTCATTTTAGAAATTTCAACAGCTTCTTCATTAGAAAACACAGGCACCGCATTAGACTTATGCATAGTAGCGATACCCTTCACCAAAGTACCAGTGTACACCTTAGAAGGTTTCAGAGTAGCATTACCCAACCCACTGTTAAGACTAGGATGTCTAACAGTCTCGCGATGATATGCTGGCTGTGGTTTTGGCATAGCCACATTCTTCGGCAAAGATTTAGTTGGATACTTAGCAAGCATGGCTTCCCAAGATGCTTGCAACTCACGCTGTTTTTTAGTAGGCTTGCGCTTCTTCGCCTTTGGAATATGTGTATGTATAAGAATCATAGTATAATTATACCCCAATCATGAATTAATGTCAAGCATTACCAAGATTATGCTGCTTCCCGAAAATATCCATAAGGCAAACCATTGAGGAAACAGAAGTATTCCCAGTCGCCATCTGCTTGACTGGCATCCATAATCCAGCGGAGAGCAGTTGCCCGATCCCTCGCACCCATACAAATTGTGTTGGTAACATGCTGCTCAAATTTGGCAGTGGCTTCTGCTTCAGCTTCCTTGCGAGCAATCTCTTCACGCTCGATGACTCGACCGAGAGTTTCGAATTCAGCCATGAATTCTTCCTCAGTCCAATTAGTGGTATCGATACCACGAGGACGGACGCCATACGCATCCTTGTACATATCCCAGAACTGGCATTGCATTTGTTCCAACACAGACATTTCTTCCCAGCTAGTCATTATACAGTTTCCTTTGCTTCCATCATTTCACAGAGAATAAACTTCGCGATGTTAATGTTTTTGCGAGCTTGATCAGTTGCTTGATCATGACCAAAAGTCATTAATTCTTGCGCATCAGACAACACACCCATCGCAACCATTTCCAAACCACTCAAGCGAGCAGTAATAGAGTTCATGTATTGGTCGCGGATATCGGCTTCAGTCATACCGTAGCAGTTTTTCTCAAATTCAGTCATTTCGTTCCCTTTATCAATCATCATAAGACTATTATACACGATTATTGAATTAAAGTAAAGCACTTTATGTGAAAAACCCTACTAAAAGTAGGGTTTTCTTGGTTTTTGGACCATTTTCAGCTAAAAACCCTTCAAAAAGTAGGGTTTTTTGTGATTTTCACTTTTTATTCAGTATTGGAGCGGATTCAGCCCTCTTGCCCGACGCTGCATAGGCTACGCAGACCATATCATTGGGTTCTGCATAAGAACAACGAACTGCCATCGGGTCAATACCTCTTTCCATAGCCAAAGCCATGGTCTTAGAAATATTTTCTTGCTCTTTCGTATGATAATACGCTACTGAAGCGATCATTGCAATGAAACAGAATACCGCAGCGACAATAATTTCTATCTTCATTGTTTACCTTTCAACATTGCTGAAAGTTTTTCTTGAATCACCTTTGCCCAGAATGGCTGAGGTAAATTCCAACCAATAAAAGCTCCTACTGCTACCCATAATAGTGTGTCTAACATTTTTCTTCTCCTTATCGTGAGCCATCATCAATAATAAATCTAAACCAAAGTGGACCAAGATATATTGCTATACCGTGAAGTGCACTGTGGTCAAATTCGTCAGTTGGCGACTCTATTTTTATTCTCCAGTGATATGGATTGACAACAAAGCCAAACCAAATTCCAGAGTACCTTAAAAAATCCATCATCTTATTTTAAATCTTTTACTTGATCACACAATCCAAGTTTTTGGGCTTCCTCAGCGGATAACCAAATATCTTGGGGTGGTAGTAAAGTTTCGCGTATCTTTATCTCACTCAAACCAGTGCATTTTCTGTAGTGAGCGATCATCCTTTTTGTAGTTAAATCAAATTCCTTTACCGTAGCAAAAAGTTCATGCTCTTTTCCAAACGCACCCCATGAGTATTGGTGACTCAGAACTGAAGTGTTTGGTGTTAGGACACGCATACCTTTAGTTCCTGCTGTGAAGACTAAAAGTCCTGCGCTAGATACTTGTCCCAATCCGATTGTTCTTACTGGTATCGCAGATCCACGTATAACATCTATCAGAGCAAACGCTGCTGTAAGATCTCCACCTGGACTTGTTATCAGTAAGTTTAATAATGAGGGTCTTTCCTCGGCAAAGTTTGCCTCAAAGATCCACTCTACTGCTTGTTTTGCAACAGTTAAATTAATATCCTCCATTAGAGGGAAGAACGAATGCGACAAACTGTCGCTCGTTTTCAATTCTAGATTTAATTTTTGCATCATGTTGGTGGGCATACTTCTCTCCATGTTTATAAAAAATGTGTGAACCAATCTTAACAGTTCTATTTAGATGATTCCACTTTGGGTTCACATAATCAGCGTGGTAAAACAGCGCACCATCTGTATTATCTTTTATGGTATGAGAGTTTACATATAGGTCTAATGCCACATTATATACTTTTTCATACACATCTTTTTGTCTATCAGAAAAAAGACGTTCTTTATTATAAGCCATAGATCTTTCGCGATCTTGGCAATACCATGAGAATTGACATGTTCTATGGCTTCTTTCTTTCACAACAGAGCATATATTGTTTCCAAACTGCCCAGAACGAACACGATTGAGGGTTACTATACCCACTGCTCTTTGACCTTCGATTGGTTCATATGCTGCTTCGAAAAATATATTATCTGCTAAACACTCTACTTCCGCTCTAGCCTTATTGGTTAATTGATCCGCTGTTACACGAATAGGAAATAGTGAGTTGTTATTTGCCAACACTATTGTTGTTATTGAAAATACTATCGTTGTTATTATTAGAAAAATTGTTTTGTGCAATTTTATCTCCTTAATTAGTTAAAGGAAGGTATGCGTGAACATACCTTCCCGATCCCGTATCAGGTTGACTTCTTGCTAATAGTCTTTGTTGTATCTTGGGGGACGTTTGAAACGAAACCATTTAGGACTTGCGCCTTTGCAATGATATCGCTTTCGACTGGATAAGCAGGGAATCCTGGATGATCAGGAATCGTGCCACCATTGATTTTAGCAGATTCGACTTTCGTTTGCCAGTCGTTGCTAATTACTTCACGCTTACCGTAGTATTCCTCGGAAAGCATATCCTTCGCCATTTTTAAAAGTTCTAGGCGAATCTCGAACGGGGTCAAGTTACTCATGTTTTACTCCTTGTGTGTTATGAGTTGTGTGTAATGAAGGTTTTATTGGGATCCTTCAACCCACTGTGTATCATTATTTATATAATACCTGATTGCTCAATATAAAGCAAGTTTCTTTTTTATGTATTGGTTTTCAAATGGCGCAATTTTATAGACAAGATCATCAGCATGTTGCCTTGTAAATGCACTATTTCTAATGGTTTGGATATCTAGACCACTATATGATGCAACTCCCCAAACATCCCACGAATCTAGATATGCATTTTGATTGTCGCCAGTATTTGCAGACGACCAAGCGACTGCTTTGTCTTTGTTTCCATATTCGTTTTCCCAATTAACACTATATGGATACGCACCATTATGTTTAAAATCTTCCATATCTAATTCCGCTGGGATTTCTTTATATCCATATTTAGATAAATCCTCGCCCATGGCTGAGAGTTTGATTGCTCCATCTTGTTCAGATATTTTTTTATGTATTGTCAATGGATAAAACACCCAATGCTGGTCCATCCAATTTTCTTTAAACCATTTTACAGTATTGTCAAGCGACTCATAAGATTCTCTAGGTAACCCTGTAATCATAGACATAGTTGATACATACAATCCAAGTTCTTTATTGAACAGCTCTCTCATTTCTAATGCTGTTTGTTTATTCTTGTCTGGGTGTAAACCCTTTCCAATCAGTTTTCCGCTTTCATGATTGAATGTTTCTACTCCATAGTATTGTCCCCAGATGCGCGACTCTAGCAACAATTCTCTATCCCGAGTATTATTGTAAAGTAAATCTAGTCTAACGAATCCAGTGAAATTTGGTTTAAATGACAATCGTTTTACAGCTGATGAAAACTTTATTAACTTCTCTACATTACTGTTAATAGTTTCATCTGCGATCGCGTAATTTATAACACCCCACTTATCGTAATTAGATTGGAGTTCGCGATACATGTCTTCTTCAGTTCTTGAGGTATCACCCCTTACACCAAGGATCGGATATGAACAATATTTACATTTAAATTTACATCCTCGTTCTAACTCAATAGTCAATACATCAGATGGTAATATGAAATCTCTATCTTCATATTCTATTGAGTATGACCCACCAACTGTTTCTGGTGGATAGGCTGGATACATGTGAATCGCATTAATCAACCATCCATTTTTAAGTGGAATACCCTTTATTTTACCATTAGAGAAAGCATGATTTAGTGCTTCAACAACAGCAAGTTCTCCGTAACCATTAATGTAATAATCAGCATCAAGATCT